CGTTAGACAACAGGATATTATCCTGAAACCCGGGTTTCATCAAGCAATTGATTCTACGCATTACTGGTTCTTGATTTTGCGGAGTCGACGGATGTCGAATAGCTCCTAAAAATAATGATTTAATAAGACTAGAAGGTAACGTCCTCCAGAGCACTAGAGCGAATCATAATGATGGATTGGCAAGAGCTTTTCGTCTTGTAATGGTTGGTTAACTTAGTCCGACTTAACCGTTATCGACTTGTTTTATTACGACAAAACAAGCAAATCGTGCTAATGAGATATTAGCAACAACACATTTATCGTTTGTCAACGCTTGCGTATGCTGCCTAGAGATACTCCAGGGGGATACGCAAAGTTCAATTTAAGGTTTTTATTCCTGTTTACACACCATACTCCATCAGCCGAGACTCAGAATATTGTGTGAAGGTCTCCTGTGGGGGTAACTTCCCGAAGGCGTCCAAACATGCTGCATTAATTTGTCTGACATACATGTTAAAAACATCTTCTGGATGCATTGAAAGTTCCATGATGCTGTTGGAACAATTCACAAGACAAGCCTCATCTTCATCCGGTGCACGACGAATCCAGTTACAAGTCTCCAAGATAACAGAAAGGTCAAGCGGCGCTAGCCACTTGGCCCCTCTCTTCTTGAAGCCACGCTTAAGATACGCCACTTCCTCAATGCCACGATAATCGCGCATTGCACCGTCAGATTTGGTCTCATCAGTGTAAATCATTCCAATAACTGCGTAGCCAGCCGTAATTGTATTCTGGTTGAACCACGCAATAACAGAATCATGAATATTCAAGACATTATCATCACCATAGGACACCATGGACACCACATCGTTAAATTTGATGTCCGTGGATCTTTCGAGACTTGCACGCTCTTTGCAGATGTCAAAAACAATTCGCATCGAGACTGAGTTGTAGAAAGAATTCAGGATTGTTGTAATTGGATTACCACTTGGTTGGGAGTGGTCCATTGAATAGAAACCGCCATTGCATAAATGAATGCTATTGACGACCTCCATAAAAAGGACCTGCCTAATGAGGGCATTCTCTTCACCATCGTCGTACCACTCGTTGATAACATCAACTAATGGCCACATAATGCCAATGTTCAATGTACCGTCAAACGTTGAAAAATCACCAGCTATAACCTTATCCCCATACTTTGTCAATTTCTTGACAGTCTGGAGCCAGTCGTAGCTGTAGACGTTTGTGCCGATAGATTGCTCATTGTCAATACGTGTATCCATAACATGAGCCATAAAAGAAAGGAAATACATCCGAAACGCGATCGTATAGTCCATAGGACCAGAGCCGAATACACGAGTCTTCAGTGCTTTCACCTTCTCAATGGGTCTCCTTTCATCTTTCAGCGTATCAGTCCAAATAGTCATCGCTCTTTCACCTCGACGTGCCTTTTCAAGTCTTTGCTCAACCGCTCTGACTACAAGAGGATCCAGAACATATTCATCCGAATCACCAAGCCATCCAGTCTTGCCCTTCGCACCAGGTTTCCTAAAAAGGACCCAGGGAAAGCCAGGAGATGATGACCTGTTGATTGGACCAGTATGTTCCGAAACATCACTCCCAGCAAGAGCTTCTTCAATTGTCAACACTCTTCGCTTTTGGTTCGAAGTGCCAGCAAATAAGATTTGTTTGACATCGAGCACGGCCTTATCGATCCTGTGTTTTGAAATGTACGGGGTGTTCATCGCACATTTCTCGAGATTCTTATTCAACAGATTTACCTGAGGGTTGTACAGCACAGCTGGAGCTGTGATGACAGGTGACACTTTACCTTGGATAGCCGAAGGAGCAATGTCCGTTGTTGAGGGTGTAAAAAGAATCTCGCCTCTACCAATGTGTCCAAAGGTAGGCGCGGGGGTTTTCAGGACTTTTCTCACATCTTCTTGACTACAAAGCACATCCAAAGGAAGCACTTCGTTTCCACAATGCTGAGAAAAGATTGTGTCATCATCCCTAATGATAACACCGCAAAACCTACTCAGTGTTCGTTCCAAGTCCGCTCGCGTAATTGACTGTCCGTACATTCGGGCCCCATCAGAGGACCCAGCAACATGAATTCCTGCAATTTTGCGAAGACAACGAGAGTCCTGTAAGATAAGCGGTGCGCCGCAGTCTCCATGAGTTGTTTCCAACTTGTATTGGAGAACGTCACGGTATTGCACGTCCTTATCTGCCATGTGAAGTAGCAAGTCTTGCGACGCAAACTTCGTTCCTCCCATAATCATCGCATGGATATTCTTCTGCAATATACGGAGAGTGACTGCACAAAGAGTGCCTGTCACATAGTTAAGATCTTCATTTGTTTGAAAATGCTTAACCAAATCACTGCGCGAGCCGACGTGTTTCGGAAACTGAATAAGTACTGCGTCCTTCCACACCCCTGCTAGACTAATGATCTTTTCCACCTGACAGTCGTCAAATGGAATGGTATACGTAGCTCCTTCGATGTTGGAGATACGTACAAGATCACCAGATTGGAAACAATCAATAATGTGGTCAACTGTCAACATGATTCGGTCACGGATAAAGAGTCCGTTGACTAATAACATCTCTGTAGTTCCTCGCAAGCGCGAGATCCTGAACAGATTTGTTAAGACTCGGTAAGAAATAAGCTCCTGCGCTGTTTTATCTTTCCAAGCTTGCATGTCTCCAGAATCTTCCACTATATCCCACTTACGCAATTCCATATTACGCTCGTGTTCAACGTTGGTCACTCTGATTGTTCGGGCATCCCCTGAGTAGTTTCCCTCTCGGTTAACTACTGGTTGTTTAGCTGTCTTGGCATCTCCCGATTGATTTGCCTCACGCACAACTGTCTTAGACTTTGCGGTCTGAGAGTCCCCAGATTGGTTACTCTCTCGCACAACTGTCTTCGACCTTGCGGTTTTTGAATCTCCCGACTGGAAACTCTCACGCAAAACGCTTAGTGACCGACGTGTCGTCGCATCCCCTGAAACGTTACCTTCCTGGATCACTGGTCCTTCCATCGACCAGTCAGCCAAAGTAAAAGGCTCCGAAACATCCTCCACGAATGGAGTGACGTTACTCTTTGCCTCTGACTTTTCTACTCGCTTCGCCACCTTCTTCTTGGCAAAAGCATTTTTTTTCGAGTTGTTGAATTCGGTTTCCTCCTGGGAATCCCCGATGTTCTGTGTAAATACATTCAAAGCTGCCCACACGCCTAAGCCTGTGAGAGCTGCTCCAATAACAATTAGAGCGGTCTTAATCGTCGCTACTTCCTTGACTTTCGTCAGGAAAAACGATTTCGCATCCCGAATGTTTTCACGCAGTTTAACATACATGGTCTTCTTGGGTACTGCCAACTTCACAATCTCTTCTGCAAGTTCTTCCAGATTACACTCCACATCGTCTTCATCACCTAACATGTGTTGTGCACCTGAATCCTTCAGCATCTCTGCTAGCTCGGCTGTTCTTGCTTCACTCACTCTCTCAAGCAATTCTTCAACACAAATCTTGCCACGTGCAAAATTTCGTCCTGCAATCTTGAGACAATAGCTCACAAACTGGTCGTAATCAAGTGCCAGAGGCGTGCCGTTTTCAACGACAACATCTCCTGAAAAGGAGTCATGAATAACAAAGCGATAAGCCTTGGTATCAAAACTCCCCTCGCACTTGCTTGGGTCCAGTCTGTAAACCATTTGTCCGTTACTGTTCTGTGTCGTCAACGCAAATTCCTCTTTCACTTGCACTTCTGCACTCACTTGAATTCTCTTCAACCACGCATCTTTATATGTCAGTGACTTTACCTGTCTCGCCATTGCTGGTGGTGACATGTTAGCCGTCAACAACATAAATTTGCTGCAGAATTTGGATCTCTTCTTCTCCTCCAATTGAGCCATGTGAAGGGGAAACGGGGCAATGTTGCTCGCCCGAATCACCTCCAAAAACTCAACGTTTGGTGCTGCTGCTGTGTCGGTTTTTTGACCTAAGTCGTCCCACACACAGACATTCTGTCCGGTATAACCGTCCCAGAACTCCTGCTCCGCATTCCTGTAGTATATCTCCTTGGCAAAGTCAGATGCATCACAGCCACTAACCGATTGATTAAAATCGATAGCCAGTGGCCATGTTGCACCTGATTTGCCAACTCCGGATTCTCCGTAGAGATACACTACAAGTGGCGGCGCACGAGGCTTGTTTCCAAACACTCCTGTGGTATCTGAGTTCTTCTTCCATGCTTCCACGACCTTCATCAGCGTCATCAACTGCGCCCTGAACTCCATCGTCACTCGATTCTCATTCAACACCTGCGTAAATTCGGCACCTCTCTTGTACAGTCGATCCACTTGGAAAACAGCATTCACATCCTTCTTAAGTCTGTCTAGCATCGTCTCTCCATCGGGCTTCGTATGTATGTTCTCCATCACCTCGCGAGCCCAATCTTCATATCCATCAAGAATTTCATCCAACTTCTCATCAACAAGGGGACCTCGGAAAACCGAGAGCACCCAATCACTGACCATTTCGAAAAACGGACCAGCTGATTTGAAGAAATTTGAAATATTCGTCATGTTCCTACAACGATCACCAAAGAATCTCAGACACTTATCAATGTCACCAGTGGGTAGGCCCATAGAAGCTACTGTTAAAGTAGCTAATATGGAACCTAGTACCGCTGGTAACGCCGACGAGTGCGCAAGGTTCTTCATTGATCCCGTAAGATCCTGAAAAATATCATCAAATCCTCCATGTTGAATTCCGATGTCTTCAACTCCATGGACTTTCTCTGCTGTCTTATCATAGACCACAAACACGTCGCAATCCGCTAAATACTTCGAAACCGCATCCACAATAAGGGTGACAATGTCACTACCCCATGTGAACGCAATCTCGAGCATCAACGTCTTCCAACGGTGTCTCTTCTCCGACCAGGAAACAACACAGATAGTCTTGAATAAATTCAAGAGTTTACCTGCGATGTCGACTGATCCTTTCAATGGAATCAACGAATCTAGAGTCTTCTTCAAAGCCTCTTGTGCTGCTGTAAATCCATCTGTCACCAGTTTGATTCCAGCCTTCATCACCTGCATCGTATCTCTCGCTTCAGCTCCAACACTCGTCAACTCTGATCTCACTACTCCAAGTGTCTCAGTTGCGTCTCTCATCACATCGCTCGCTCCAAACAAATTAAATGGGGCATGCTGTTCACCTGTGTCTCTTCTGAACTTCTCACCTAGACTTCTCTGTTTCTTCTGTCTGTTGCTTTCATTATATACACTAACGTCATACTCTTCCCATCTTCTCTTCTCCTTTTGTACATTATTTACATTATTTACATTACTCTCCTCCTTCACTGCATTCTTCAGCTTCCAGTACTTCTTCTTGGCGTACCATCTGTTGGATTTTGTGTTTGGGATTTGTTCGGTCTGGTTCATGTTGGGTTGTGTTTGTTTGGATCACTGAGCTTTCAGCTTACCTTAATTTCGAGCGTCCTCGGAGTAATGTACCTCGCGGCACATTAACCTCAGCTCTTATATAAGGGGCTTACGGCTGGATTCAACACCAGTAATTGGGGAGAATACTCCTGAGTTCGTTACCCACGGTAACGAGATCAAAGGGATTCTCGCCGTTTCCTGGTGTCTAATGTGATTGGTTTGCCTACATCTTTAAAGTTACTACGAATGTCGTCGTCCCAGTTGCATTAGGGTGTTGTCTTATACACGTTCGGCGGGTGCTTGCTAAGAATCGTCTGGAGTTCACTCCGGTATCTTTTAGGGGGATACCTTTGCTACCTCCAGCCGTTTCCTAACAGGCGTGTGTATAAGTTACAACAAGTAACCGATTTGTTATTTAGGGGCTGTCTTACGACCTTTCCCCATGGAAACAACATTGGCGCTTTAAGCACCAACGAGAAACCAAGCCTATCCTTTACTGCAATGTCTAGCTCGCACTAGTACTCATGCACATAAAGGGATTGCTGATCGAGATTTTTCGTACTCCTCTTATTAGTCCGTATCTTTCAACGGGGAATGGTTCACATATGCTAGGCCTCGCGGCTTCGCTACCACTATGATTGCGCACTGC